TCTGGCATCGTAGATGCCGAGCCGATTGTTGATGGCTCTACCCCTACGGGGTAGGCACCCACCCGTGGGCGTTAGGAGTCCCGTCCGTCCGTCCTGTATATTAATCCACACAAATCATCTAACTTTTTTCCTAACCTACCCTATGTCTAATTTTTTCCCCTTACAAATCAATGTCTTGACTATGGAAACCACCCCCATTGCTTTCCAAATGAAAAACATGGGGGGGTATTTTTGTGAGTTTTTGAAATGACCCCTAGGCAAAAAGAAGTCTTTATTGTTATCGACGAGTGGTGGACCAAATTTGGGTATTCGCCCTCCATTGATGATGTCATGTACGTTCTTGGGGTAAAGGGCAGGGGCAATATTCATCGCATAATCAACGACTTAGTCAAACTTGGCGCGCTTAAAAAGGTCGCGGGCAAGCGTAGAACGGTCAGACCCTTGCGTATCAACTTCAAGAATCTGCAATGACTGATATTTCTAATGTAATCAATCACATATCAATGCTGCCTCCTGATGAGCAGGAGAAAATGTTTGCCATGTTGGAGCAATACACCAATGCGGCAGAGCGTGAGAAGTGTCAAAACAATTTCATGCCGTTTGTGAAAAAGATGTGGCCGGGGTTTATCTCTGGAAGACATCACAAATTGATGGCAGATAAATTTGAAAGGGTGGCGAAGGGTGAACTCAAGCGTCTTATCATCAATATGCCGCCGCGACATACCAAGTCGGAGTTTGCTTCATATCTACTCCCGGCTTGGTTTCTTGGTCGTTATCCGGAAAAAAAGGTTATTCAGACATCGCACACTTCTGAACTGGCTGTTGGGTTTGGTAGAAAGGTAAGAAACCTAGTTGATTCTGAAGTCTATAAAAAAGTATTCCCAAATGTTGCCTTAAGACACGACTCAAAAGCCGCCGGAAGATGGGCTACAAACGAGGGCGGGGAATACTTCGCTATCGGTGTTGGTGGTGCTGTTACTGGTAAGGGTGCTGACCTGTTAATCATTGACGACCCACACTCGGAACAAGAGGCGAAACTAGCCGCAGCAGACCCGTCAATCTTTGACTCTGTTTACGAGTGGTATACATCTGGCCCTCGTCAACGTCTGCAACCGGGCGGGGCAATCATCATCGTTATGTGCATGACTGGCGATACGCTGGTTTTGATGGCCGATGGTAGCGAAAAATATTTAAGAGACCTCCGCGCCGGAGATTTGGTGGCAACCTTTGAGGACGGCAAACTGACTACAACTGTTGTAAATAACTGTCAGTCAAATGGTATTGATTCGATATATAAAATACAAACAAAATCTGGCAAAATACTCCGAGCAAACGAGAGACATCCGTTTCTTGTGATGAATGAAGGAGTTCTTGAATGGACCAGACTCAAAAACCTGAAACCGGGAGATTTACTTGTATCGTTGAAGGATGTAATAGACCCGCAAGAGCAAAAACAAAACCCGGTAAATGCGCGCCTTGTCAAGCACGAGAATCATATCACCGCAAAAACCCTGACGCACCACACTGGCCGATTGGTCATCATGGACGATGGAAGGGCGTTTCTTGTGCGGAAGAAGGTTGCGACAGAAAAGCGGTCGCAAGAGGTTTTTGCACAAAACACTATGCAAACAAGTTTATGCCAAAAAAGACTTCAGAGTCTGCTCGCAAGAGTCGAATCAAGTCTCGTTATGGGATTACTGTTGAGCAATATGAAGAAATGGTTGCGGAGCGCGAAAACCGCTGCGATGTCTGTGGCGAAAAACCTTCTGCCTCAAACACACGCGCACACTGGAATGGCAAGTTGTGCATTGACCATTGCCACGAAACCGGAAAAGTGCGTGGACTCCTGTGCAATGACTGCAATCTCGCAGTTGGATACGGAAAAACGCCAAGCATTCTTGAACGCGCTGCATCATATCTCCGACTTCACAGCGGAGCCGATAGTCTCGATAACACCTGATGGCGAAGAAGAGGTTTTTGATGTTGAAATTGACCGCACAGAAAACTTTATTGCCAATGGTTTTGTAAGTCACAACACTCGCTGGTCTTTGAAAGACCTTACGGGGAGAGTTGTTCAATCTTCAATGGAAGACGAGAAGATTGGAGAATGGGAAGTCATTGAATTGCCTGCAATTCTTCCCTCTGGGAATCCGCTGTGGCCCGAGTTCTGGTCGATTGAAGAACTTGAAGCATTAAAAATCGAACTGCCGATTTCAAAGTGGTCGGCTCAGTATCAACAAAAACCTTCTGCCGAAGAAGGTGCAATCATTAAACGAGAGTGGTGGAAGATTTGGCAGGAAAGTCGTCCGCCCGCTTGTGAGTTTTTGATACAGTCTTGGGATACCGCATACACAAAAAACGAAAGGTCTGACTATTCAGCCTGTACTACATGGGGTGTGTTTTATAAAGACGAAGATTCAAAAGATGCACACATCATTCTTTTGGATGCATACAAAGAGCGCCTTGAATTTCCAGAATTAAAACAAAGAGCATTTGAGATGTGGAAGGAATGGGAGCCAGATTCGTTTATTGTTGAAGCAAAAGCCGCTGGTGCGCCACTCATATACGAATTGAGACAAATGGGAATTCCGGTTCAAGAGTATACCCCGGTGCGCGGAAATGATAAAAATGTTAGATTGAATGCAGTTTCGGATTTGTTTGCTTCTGGTAAAGTGTGGTGCCCCGACAAAAGATGGGCGCATGAAGTTATTGAAGAAATGGCCGCCTTTCCATATGGCGACCACGACGACTTAACTGACTCTACCACTCAAGCGTTACTTAGATTTAGACAAGGTGGATTTATCAGACTTGATTCTGACGAGCCTGAACAAGTTAAATATTTTCATAGAAGAAAAGGTTACTACTAATGAGCATCGAAAAATCAATGCCGGAAGCAATGGATGCGGAACCAATTGAAATTGAAATTGAGAATCCTGAAGAAATTTCAGTTGGCAGTGTAGAAATTATTCTTGAACCAGAAAAAGAAAAAAAAGAAACAGAAGAATTTGAATCCAATCTTGCAGAAGTATTGGATGAAAGTTATATGGAAACTCTGGCAAATGAATTAATTAGCGATTACAACGATGATTTAAATAGCAGAAAAGATTGGGAAACCACAATTCAAGAAGGCATGGACCTTCTTGGGTTAAAAGTTGAAGAACGCTCAGAACCATGGGAAGGTGCGTGTGGGATTACCCATCCGATGCTTACCGAAGCAGTTGTTCGCTATCAGGCTGAAATGATTATGGAAACAGTACCCGCAAGTGGTCCTGTACGCACAAAAGTCATTGGCAAAGAAACCAAAGAAAAAATAGATGCTGCACAACGTGTCGAAAATGACATGAACTATCGCTTAATGGAAGAAATGCCAGAATGGCGAACCGAACAAGAGAGAATGTATTGGTCTCAACCGTTAATGGGCAGCGCCTTCAAAAAGGTTTACTACGACCCCAGCCTTGGGCGGCAAGTATCAATGTTTGTTCCTGCTGATGATTTGATTGTTTCTTATGGAGAAACATCTCTTCAATCTGCACAACGCATTACACATAGAATGCGTAAAAACAAAAATGAAATCAGGAAGTTACAAGTTTCTGGTTTTTATATAGATGTAGAACTAGGAGAACCGCCTAAAGATATTAGTAATCTTCAAAAACGTCGTAATGAACTTACTGGTATTGATGGTATAAACGATACTAGATATAAACTTCTTGAGATTCATACATATCTTGACCTTGAAGGATATGAAGACGAACAAGATGGAGAAAAAACTGGTATTGCACTCCCATATGTTGTAACCATCAATGAAGGTACACAACAGATTCTTTCTATTCGTAGAAACTGGAGAGAAGATGACCCGCTCAAACAGGCGCGTATGCACTTTGTCCACTACCCGTATATCACTGGGTTTGGTTTTTACGGCTTTGGTTTGCTTCACCTTATCGGCGGTCATGCTCGTGGCGCTACCAGTCTACTTCGCCAATTGGTTGATGCGGGCACTCTCTCAAACCTTCCGGGCGGTTTAAAATCGAGGGGTATGCGAATTGTTGGGGATGACACCCCAATTGCTCCGGGCGAATGGCGAGATGTTGATGTACCCGGCAGTTCTATTCGAGACAATATCCTCCCCCTGCCTTATAAGGAACCCTCTCAGACGCTTTCTGCGCTCCTTGCTGCGATTGTAGAAGAGGGCAGAAGGTTCGCCTCCATCGCAGACATGAAAGTGTCTGATATGTCGTCTCAGGCTCCCGTAGGTACCACTCTTGCAATTCTTGAGCGCACCCTAAAGGTTATGAGTGCGGTTCAGGCTCGTGTGCATTATTCAATGAAAGAAGAATTTAAATTACTTTCTTCTATTATTAGAGACTTTACTCCAGAAGAATATGACTATGACGTTGAAGATGCGCCGCGCATGGTCAAACAATCTGACTATGACAATACTGAAATCATCCCGGTCAGTGACCCGAACGCTGCAACCATGTCGCAACGCATCGTTCAGTATCAGGCCGCGCTCCAACTCGCTCAAGGCGCGCCACAAATTTATGACTTGCCTGAATTACATAAACAAATGTTGTTAACTTTAAATATTAAAAATGTTGACAAACTAATTCCCACTTCAGATGACATTAAACCCAAAGACCCTGTTACTGAAAATATGGCGCTTATGGTTGGCAAGCCAGTAAAAGCATTTGCTTACCAAGACCACGAATCCCATATCAAAACTCATATGTCGTTGATGCAAGACCCTAAAATGCAACAAATTGCTGGTCAATCTCCGCTATATCAACAAATGATGACCGCAGCACAATCGCATATTGCAGAACATTTGGGGTTTGCATACAAACAACATATCGAGGAACAAATTGGCGCGCCTCTTCCGGGCGATGAAGAAATTCTTCCTGAAGATATTGAGTTCCAAGTTTCTAAATTAATTGCTGCTGCGGCAGAAAGACTGTTGGCAAAAAACCAAGCGGAGGCTCAAGCCGCACAAAATGCACAAGCACAACAAGACCCGATTGTTATACAAGCCATGAAGGAACTTGAAATCAAACAAAGCGAGGTTCAACGTAAAGCAGAGAAAGACCAAGCGGAATTGGCTCTGAGGGCAAAAGATATTGAAATGAGGGATGCTCGCGAACGCGAGCGCATTGAGGCGCAAGTAAAAACCGCTGTATTGAATGCAGAGACAAAAATGGCAGACACCAAGGCCAATAATGACTCAAAGGGTTTGCTTGCTGGTTTGAAAATTGGTGCGGAGGCTGTAAATGAACGAAATGGATTATCTGTTAAAAAAGATTCGGGAAGAAATACAAAACAATAGTGATTTTGTTTCACACGATAACTGCAAAAGTTATGAGCATTATAAGTATCTGTGCGGCCTTATCCGAGGTCTTGAGGTTGCACAGTTTCATATCCTAGACCTCGCGGAGAAAATGAAAAATGACTGAAAAAGTCGAAGAAACGGCAACCCAGTTGCCTGAACCCAAGGGATACAAAATCCTTTGTGCATTGCCAGAAGTTGATAATACTTTTGGAAATGGAATTGTAAAAGCAGATACCACTGTTAAAACCGAAGAGCATTCTTCTGTTGTGTTATTTGTTTTAAAGATGGGCAATAGGTGTTATCAAGATGAAAGCCGTTTTCCTGATGGACCTTATTGTAAAGAAGGTGATTTTGTTTTAACTAGGGCATATCAAGGCACTAGGTTTAAAATTCATGGTCGTGAATTTAGGCTTATTGATGATGATATGGTTGAAGCAGTTGTTAACGACCCTCGCGGGTATACCCGTGCGTAAGGAATAAAAAATGGAAAATTTTGAAGAAAATAATGTTGTAATTGAAAATGACGAAAACAATGAAATTGAAATTGACATTGTTGACGACACTCCAGAAGAAGACCGTGGGCGCAAACGTCTTGAAAAAGATGTAGAAGACCCCTCTGATGATGAAATTGAACAATACAGTGCAAATGTTCAAAAGCGCATCAAGGAACTTTCTCATGCCCGCCATGATGAACGTCGAGCAAAAGAAGCCGCGTTGCGTGAGCGCGAAGAAGCGCTTGAAATGGCAAAACGGATTTTTGAAGAAAACAATAAACTTAAAAACAGTTTAAAGATTGGCGAAGACGCCTATCTTGAAGCCGCAAAAGAAAAGGCTCTAATTGAGTACGAAGTTGCAAAGAAGAAATTAATTGAAGCAAAGTCAATTGGAGATGTTGAGGCTGAAGTTCAAGCGCAAGAAGAATTTAATTCTGCTCAACTTACTAGGGTTAAATTAGAAGAATTTAAAAAAAATACTAGACAAGAAGAAATTAATGATGTAAATACCAACTTCAATCAACCATCGCAAGTCGATGAAAAAACTTTGGATTGGCACAAACGCAATCCTTGGTTTTGGAAAGACAAGGTCATGACCGGGACCGCGCTTGGATTGCATGAAGAATTGGTCGCATCGGGGTATAACCCCGCTAGTGATAAATACTTTCGGGAACTGGACTCCCGCATCCGAGAAATTTTTCCAAAATACTTCAATCAAGAAGATGATTATGAAGTAGAAGAGGAAAAACAAACCAAATCGGTTAAACGTCCTTCTACTGTGGTGGCGTCCGCCAACCGCAGCAACCCCTCTAAACGGATTACATTAAGCGCAAGCGAGGTTTCAATTGCCCGCCGCCTTAACATTCCGCTTGAAGTTTATGCAAAAAGAAAGATTGAACTGGAGAAAAACAATGGATAACCGTCGCCCCCGTAATGTCGAATCGCGGGAAACCGCTGTACGTCAAAGGCGCTATACCCCACCTTCCACTCTTCCTAATCCTAATCAGCAAGATGGATATAAGTATCGTTGGGTTAGAACTAGCATGATGGGAGTTGCAGACCCCAGTAATGTCAGCACACGCTTTCGAGAAGGTTGGGAGCCAGTAAAAATGGAAGACCATCCCGAACTTAAGTTAAGTGGCGTTTCTGGGATTCCTGATGGCGGAAACATTGAAATTGGCGGCCTTACTCTTTGTAAGATTCCTGATGAATTTGTTGCACAACGCAGCGAATACTATTCTCAGGTTAGCCAAGACCAAGTTAAATCTGTCGAGCAAAATTATATGCGTGAAAACGACCGTCGTATGCCAAAGTTCTCCGAACGAGGCTGACGATTTTTAAATAAATAAGGAGTTTAAAATGCCTTACCCTACTATTCGCGCCCCCTACGGGCTGAAGCCGTTAAATTTGATTGGCGGTCAAGTGAATACGAATGGCATTCGGCAATATCCCATTCAGTATGGCTACAACACGAACATCTTCTACGGTGACTTCGTGCGTGTCTCGCCGTCTGCTCCGGGTGGTCATATTGTTCGTGCTGCTATTGGTGCAACCACTTCGTCTAATGCCTATTCAGGTGTTTTCCTTGGATGCTCGTACACCAACCCCATTACCAAACAACCGCAATTTAACCAATATTGGCCCGCCGGTACTCTGGCTGGTGATGGTTTTGCGTATGTTTGCGAAGACCCGGATACCGTGTTCAAGGCTGTTGTCTGTTCCGGCACGACTGTTGTTGCTTCGGGTGCTATTGCCATGATTGGCAACAACCTGTCGATGATTGACAATGCTTCGGTTGCCTCCAGCCTTTCGAGCGGCAACTCGGCCAACGCTGTTCTGGCCCCGACTGCCACCCCCGCGACTACCATTCTTCCGGTTCGCTGCGTTGGTGTTGTTTCTGAAACTTCGTATTCAGGCTCGGCTCCCGGCAGTTCGTCTACCACCACGATTACTCTGACTGGCGCGGGCGCTCCGTTCGCTCTTCCGGTTGGTACTAGCGTGGCTTATCTTGCACCGAATGGTCAGGTCATTGAAACCGGTTCGTTTGTTACCACGCTGGCTGCTGCTGGCGCTACGAGCGTTACCATCAATGCCCAACCGAACGTGCAAGGCTCTGGCACCAACATCCCGTCTGCTTCGACCATCGTCTTCACTGTGTATCCGGAGATTCTGGTCAAGCCGAACCTGTTGAGCCACGGCTACTACTCTAGCACCACTGCCTAAAGGAGTTAAATCATGGCTATTTCTCGTGCCCAGTTACTGAAAGAACTCCTCCCCGGCTTGAACGCGCTGTTCGGTTTGGAATACGCTCGTTACGG